AGATGATGCATTAGATGAGAAATCAGTTGCTGATATGACCCGTGCGAAAGCACTTAAAGGTCTGTTCCGTATGATTACTCCATACCTGAAGATGAAAGATGTTCCTATGTTGGCCATCAATCATACTTACCAGACTATGGAAATGTTTAGTAAGGCTGTGGTATCCGGTGGTACTGGTATCTACTATAGTGCTGATAACATCTGGATCATTGGTCGTCAACAAGAAAAGGTTGGCAAAGAAGTTAAAGGTTACAACTTCATTATCAATATTGAGAAGTCTCGCTTTGTTAAAGAGAAGTCTAAGATCCCCGTGTCCGTCACGTGGGACGGTGGTATCGAAGCTATGTCAGGTTTACTTGATGTTGCACTAGAAGGTAACTATGTAGGCAAACCTCAGAATGGTTGGTACTGTCGTATCGATCGTGAGACTGGTGAGCTTGTTGATCCTAAGTGCCGTGAGAAAGATACTCTGTCTAAAGACTTCTGGGATCCTATCTTTAAAGAAACTGATTTTGCTGATCACATCAAGAGTCGTTATACCATTGGTTTGAAATCAATGCTAGGTGATGATGATGAAATTAGCGATGTACAATCGGAGCCAGATAGTGTATAATATAACTGAGAACGACTACAAATTTGTAGAGCGGGCTGAAGATGTTATGTATACTGTTGAGCTTACTACTGGTGAATGGAAGGGTACCAAATACCAGTATGGCAAAGTCAGCGCAAAGGTCGAATCGATCACCGATGACGAAGACGGTATTGCATCACTATCTTTTATGTGGACGTTGCTGGATGGAGACGAATCTGTTAAAGAGTCTCCTGAATTTCAGAACTACATTGGAGATGTGCTTTCACATATAATTCAGAACGCATTTGATACTGGCGAATATAAGATAGGAAATGATGATGACAACACCGAACGTACCAACGACAATCCTAAGGAACCTCTTAACAAATGAAGAGTTTACCCGTAAGGCAATACCTTTCCTAAAGAAAGAGTATTTCGAAGGTTCGCAACGGTTCGTATTCGATGAAATATTAAACTTTGTTAGTAAGTATAACAAACTACCTACACCTGAGGCGTTATCCATTGAGTTGGATAACGCTGGGCTTCCTGAGCAAACACATATCCAAGCTCATGAAATTGTAGATACTATCAAGACGCCAGTCAAAGATGACGAAGTATGGCTGCTTGAACAAACTGAAACATGGTGTCAGGATAGAGCAATCTATCTTGCTATCATGAAATCGATTGAGATTATCGATGGCCGTGATAAGGATCATACAAAGAATGCTTTGCCTGAAATCTTATCTAGTGCCCTTGCTGTTTCTTTCGATACTAATATCGGTCACGACTATGTTGGTAGTGCCGATGCAAGGTATGAATTCTATCATACCGCCGAAGAAAAGCTACCTTTTGATCTTGATAAGTTCAATAGTATTACTAAAGGTGGCCTACCAAAGAAGAGCCTCAACATTGCCCTTGCAGGTACTGGTGTAGGTAAGTCCTTGTTTATGTGTCATTGCGCTGCTGGTGCCTTGACAGATGGAAAAAATGTTCTATATCTGACTATGGAAATGTCAGAAGAGAGAATAGCTGAACGTATAGATGCTAATCTCTTTAATGTTCCAATTGATCAACTTGAAAACTTGTCGAAGAAAATGTTCGATGACAAAGTGAATAAGATCTCGTCTAAGACGAATGGTCAATTAATCATTAAAGAGTATCCAACTGGTTCAGCGCATGTCGGCCATTTCCGTGCATTGCTTAATGAGCTTAAACTTAAAAAAGACTTTGCGCCCGATATTATATTTATTGACTACTTGAACATCTGTGCATCGTCTCGCATAAAGGGGTTAAGTGGTGGCGTCAATACGTATTCCCTCATCAAATCTATTGCAGAAGAAATTCGAGGACTTGCGGTCGAGTACAATGTCCCCATTGTCAGCGCGACTCAAACAACTAGAAGCGGATTTGGCTCGAGTGACGTCGGCCTCGAAGACACGTCGGAATCATTCGGATTACCTGCTACAGCGGACCTCATGTTCGCCCTCATCAGTAACGAAGAACTGGAAGGACTCAATCAAATCCTCGTCAAGCAGCTCAAAAACAGATACAACGACCCAAGCGTCAACAAGCGTTTCATCTTGGGAGTGGACAGAGCACGAATGAGATTATACGACGTAGAAGACTCTGCGCAAAATATATCAGATGCAGGTCAAAGTCCAAACCCTGTGCCGATAAATACATTCAATAAACGTGAAACAAAAGATTATGGAGATTTTAAGGTATGAATGAACTAGGTGATGGTCCGTTTAAGACAGGAATAATAGCAAAAAATACGGGTATCGTGTATGAAGAATACTCACGATACACCAAAAATCCAGGTGATGATCATCTGACTAAGTACACAGTAACTCGCAACTGGAGCAGTCATGACGACTATATTGATAGTATGAATTCAACTCCGCTATGCTTCCCTAAATAGGATATATTATGAAAGCTATATTAATCGGTCATACGCAGCCAACTCGTAGGATTCACGCAGGCGAACCTGGAATACATGGTCTAGATAACATTCAAGATCTGATTGCGTTCTGTGCACGAGTTTCTAATCCAAGTAATCAAGCTAACACCAAGACGACAGATAAACTGTTGCACTATCTTGCAAAGCACAAACATTGGTCACCATTTGAAATGTGCTCTGCAACAATCGAAGTAGAGACCACCCGTGATATAGCCCGTCAGCTATTACGTCACCGGTCATTCTCATTCCAGGAATTCAGCCAGCGTTATGCCAATCCACAAGAAATGAAGAATACCTTCGTTATTAGAGAGGCGCGCCTTCAAGACAGCACTAACCGTCAAAACTCAGTTGAAACTAATGATGTTGCATTACAAGAGCTATGGGCACTTAAGCAACAGAATGTCATTGATCAATGTAAAGAAGCCTATAATTGGGCCATTGAAAATGGTATTGCAAAGGAACAAGCGCGAGTAGTATTGCCAGAAGGTAATACCATAAGCAAATTGTACGTGAACGGAACCATAAGAAGTTGGATCCATTATATTGAACTACGATGCTCTAATGGCACTCAAAAGGAACACATGGAGCTCGCACGAGAAATTGCTAAATCAATTACCCAAATTTTCCCAATGACACAGGAGTTTATAACCAATGGGCAAGAAGTTAACAACGCATGAATCCGATCCTGGCAAAGGTTACGCCGAGGTACATTTTAACTTTAGAGAAGAAATGGCATACGTCAAATACTTTGATAACAATAGCAAACAGTTCTTTACTGAAGAGTTCCCTGGTAAAACTGTTCGATACGCCCAAGATGCTGCCGATAATTGGGCATCCGGTATAAAGAAACTTCATAATATGTAACATAAAAGATACAGTTTTAGCCTATTTGTAATAAAAATGCAAATAGGCTAAATTAACTGTGTACATCTGTATTCAGTCGTGGTATAAAGGTATCAAGAGATAAAACAACGTCTGAGGAGACATATTATGATTAAGATTCACCAGATCCAACTAACTAAAAACCAAATTGATGCCGTAAACGCTGGAGTAAAAGTTGCAGCTTTTGACGCAAAAAACACTATTTCTATTTGTGGCATACCTTCACAATTTAAGACTGAATGGTTTAATGACTTTTATGATGTTGCCTTTGAGGTTAACACAGACGATCTTAATAAAGCTTTTGAGTGGACTAACCTTTGGAACAACCAAGCTGCGGTTGACGTAATTGGTGATCGTAACCATTCTTCTTCAGTTGGAGATGTTTTCGAACTAAATGGCGAATTCTTCTTATGTGCTGCTTTTGGTTTTGAGCAGCTCTCAAGTCTTACAGCAGCAGCAATCTTAGAGGCTGCTTAATGCTTGATACACAAACTCAAATATTAGTAAAAGCTTATCTTAATAAAGGCGGTGAAATTATAAAATTCAAGCCTGGATACGCTAAAACTGAAGCTCGTCGTTTTAAATATTCTATTGCAAATCAAGGTCGTAAGGCCATAACTTTGAAAGGACGAAGTTAAAATGGAATACGGATACGAACTTTGCATTCTAGCATTTTTTATCGTGGCGTTGTATTGTCACGGTAAACACACGTACCGGTCAGGTATAGAAGACGGCGCCGAAGGTGCATTGGATATGCTTGAGAAGGAATCAATCATAATAATAAATGAAAAAGGCGAAATTAAAGGTGTACAACGCCGTTAATTTGTGGTATAATAATACATATATAATGAAAATGGAGTGAAAAATTATGGGAATTCAAGCAAAAAATGGTCGACAGTCAGATTGCTATATCGGCACATTCGACTATGAGAATTCAGATGACATGTTTCAACTGGAAGATCTTCGTACGATGGTCAAACATATGAATCGTGATTTACGTACGTCCAAAATGGACTATCAATTCTACGTCAAATGTCAAGGTCGTTCAAACACAATTAAACGGTCTGGCGAATTCTTTATGTCAATGCCTTTGGATGTAGCCGATCGTGTTGATGCATATATTTACAGGAGGAGAACTTACTAATGTTAATTCCCAACAGACTTAATGCAACACAGGACTTCAAACAAATTGAGCGTTTATATGCTCAAGGATTGCCTATTGATACTATAGTTGAAGTATCAAAAATCGATCGAGATACTGTTGAAAATATAATTCAAAAATTTCAAATGCTCAATGAAAGCGAAAGCGCTGACTTTCCTGAGCCTGAACTTGGATCAGATTTCGGTTGGATGAAATGGTGATTTTTATTGAATGAAATCGCCATCATAGGCGGGACTAAATCTCAGAAAGCCAATGTGTACAAAATAATAGTGTGGTACCTTAAGAAGGTTCTCCCACGTGTACGTACACTAGACATTACTGTTAGACTTACCCGTTGTATGGAGCATTCTAATGCGATGGGTTACTGTCTAGAACTTGGTGATCATAAAACATTTGAGATCGAACTAGATAAGAACCTTAGATTATTTGATACCGTGTCCACGTTATGTCATGAGATGACACACCTTAAACAATATTACCGCAAGGAGATGGTAAATTTAAACTATGGTCGTGTACGTTGGAAGAAAAAGACGTACAGAGAAGGCCTTCAGTATGAAAAGAGACCCTGGGAAAAGGAAGCCTTTAAGGTAGAAACACAATTAGCAATAGATTGCTTCACGGAAATGTTATAAGTCGGCTTAGGCCGGCTTTCTTTTTTGTATAAATAGTA